CTTTTTATGTCTTCGTTTCAAATCCTCAATCACGTTTTCCGAGTAGTATCCGCTCTGAAAATCACCCGTCCATGTATCAACTGCAAAACACTCTGTTTTTAGTTCTTTGTCATGCACCGCTTTGCACATCGCCAAGTACGAATTTCCTGAATGAGTACCCAATTCAACGATTAATTTTGGTTTTATGGTTCGCACCAGAAAATAAACAAACGGTATATGTCCGACAAACGGATAAGGCCTCACGATATCAAAGGGCTGTATCATGCCGTCTCACTTTTTCGATAAAATACTTTTTTGCTTCATTCATCTCATCGGTAAACGTTTCAGTCTCACACCGTCTGTGTGTTTCCAGATGTTTAAATGGCAGGCTTATGGCTTCGATTGGCATGTCATGCTCACCTGCGCGCCAACCGTAATTGATATCCTCTAACCCGAACCCCGTTAAATATTCATCAAACCTGCCGACCAGCTCAAAAACCGTTCTATGCATGATCTGAATCCAGCCATAAACGTAGGTGATGGTTATGTCCGCTCCCCACGCCGGTTTTTTATGCCTGATCTCCGCGCCGTATAATGTCAGTTTATCCAGCGAATGAATTAATTTTTTAAAACTTCCTGTACACAAACAATCATCATTCGAAAAAATCAGCCAATCGCCGCGCGAGTTATCAGCTCCATAGTTCAACGCTGATGCGTAGCCCATAGGTATCTCGCGCCTGAACAGCCGATAATCTTTTGATGGGCTGACTGGTTTTTTTGAGGCATTGTCTATGACCAAAATCTCCACTTTAGGCTCATGCGTGCGGATTGAATTAATATATGGCGTGAGATAATCGCCTTTATCCGTCCAGGCTGGTATGATAACGCTGATCATAGATAAGCCTCCACACGATCAACAAAATAATTGCCATCAAACGGTTTACCAATGAATAATTTTTTCCACTTTTCAACGTCTTTAGATGGCTTCATAGCCTGCATCATCATTTCAAGAGCTTTTTTGGGTTCACCAACTACATCACAAACGTTAAACGGGTAGGTCATATAATCCTTGTACTTCTCCCACTGCTCGCCCCACCCCGTCCAAAGTTGATTGCCTGCGTGCGGGCGTGTCCGTTCTCCCATCATAATTAACGGCTTTCCCAGCGCAACTGTCATATAAGCGTGTGTGTAAGCGCTTATGACAATATCTGCCTGCTCTATTTCCGCTGTTGTCCCGTCTGGCTGTCCCTCGATGTAATTTACGCGCGGTGATCTGAAAAGTTTATTTTCTTCTAACCGTCCGATATAGCGCACAGTCAGATCAATATCCTGCATAGCCAGTAAAGTCTTAAAAACCTGAAAATTAAGCTCCCTGTCTATCTCGATCAGGTAGCCGCTTTTTATGGGGTGAATGGGTGCGAATAAAACTTTTATTTTTTCATGCGGTTTACTTTCTCTAAATGGCAGAATGTCCGTATATGTCCAACCAGTTATTTCAAGCGGACATGGATAACCTATGCGCCGCATGACTTCCGCATGTCCTTCCGCGATAACGAAGTTCGCTTTTGTGAATGGCCACGGTCTCCAAATGTCGTACATGATGTTTGGTCTGGCTGAGTGTGGGTACAAAAAAAGCGGAATATTTCGCTCATAACTGGTATAAACTTGATTCCTGCGTCCCGATCCAAGCGAGTTTATATCGTGGTCAACAAACATCATGTCACATGATGTTGACCTACCTGTAAAAACGTATCCGCGCCGCTCTAAAGCCTCTTTGTAGGCTCTGCCTTTGTGCATGTGCTCGTGCATGAAAAAGCGGCGCGGCATGTTTTAGCTGATCAGGGTTGATGTGGTGATTGCGCTGGATACCACTAACTGCCCGTCCGGCATGACTAAAACCAGGTACATGGTCCTATTCGCTCCGGCGTGAGTGATGTTGATATCCAAATCGCCGTCATTTTCCGTTACAAACCAGGCGGCTTTATTGGTCACAATGGGGATCAAGAGCCCGTCCGTTCCAATCGCCCAGCCGCCATCCGGCGCTGATGCTACAACGCTGTTTCCATAAGCATCATCGGACAGATAGCCGAGTACGCCTATGCGTTCAGCAAGTTCATTCCCGTTGTCCTTGTCGATTAACTGAACGGCAACGTTTATGATCGAACCTGCTCCCTCAGTTCCAACAGAAATCACGGCATCGATGTTCAGCTCTGGAAAGTTCTGAAAAGTCGATCCTATAGGTGACATGTTATTACTCCTTATGGGCGGGTTTTACCCCGCCCCTGTTAATTAGATTTCCGATGTTGAAACTACAACGCCGTGGTTATCGCGCAGTTCAGCAACGCCCCACAGACAATCAACGGTAACTTTCACACCGAGATAGTCATGGTCATAGCTCATAGTTACGCGCAGCCCTAAACCGTCCTCGTCCATGACGGTCTGCAGCACACCAGCACCGGAAGGCGCGGCGGGTAATGGCCGTGAAGCCAGCACCATTGCATCGCGGTGGAAGAACATGTTTTTGCACTGGCTGGATGACACCTCAATCTGCTGATCTAAGAAGATGTCAAAACCACCGAAGCGGTTTACATAGCTGTCAGCTGCCATCCGCCCCAGCGATTCCGCGAAGTCACGATTGACCAAGCGCTCGATTCCCAGCGCTTCAAACTCAGCATCCTCATGCAGTACCGCATAGCGTTGCGACATGGGAGCTTTAGCGCTGTTCAGGTAGCGCCGTGCGTTGCGAAAATCATCTTCGCCCAGTCCGGTTGTAGCATCGATGGTCTGTGAAAAACCGGAGTACAGATCGGTCAGGGAATCGTCAATTTTCTCAGCCAGCACCTTGACAGCCTGATCGGTATAGGTAGCCAGCCAGTCAGGGCGTGCGATTGCCTTCGCGATGTCTTCAATCAGGAATGAAACTTCGTAATGTTTGTTGAGGGTAACGGTGTATTTTGCATCGTCAGCCTGGTTGAGTGTGATCGCTGTTGCAGCGACTTTTTCGTTAGCGGTCAGTGTGCCGCCATAGGGGATGTAGATGGATTGCCCAAAATTGGCAACCTCGTTATCCCAGTTTCGCGCCACTAAGCGCGACATCACAGTGTTGGCCTTGAGGTACCCTAAAGCCTGCGCGGCTACGATAACGGGTATCGAATCGCCAACCTGTGAGGTTGTGATTGAACTGATAGTCATTTTGCACCTCTAAAAGTTAGTTTTCTCAGCCCTTCGTTTTTTACGCGCTACGAGTCCGCGTGGCTGGTTTATATGCCCTGCTTTAAAAGCTTTTCGGCATTTTTACGAATTTCCTCAGGCGTCATGGTTTTGAAATCCAAAACGTCTGGCTGCCCGCCCTTTTTACGGGGCGGTATTCCCTTTGGATCCTCAGGCTTGATGTACTCAAGCAACCGATCGACATCAGCAGAGATTTCATCTTCCGTTTCACCTTTCAGCCTATCAATCAGCTCGAATGGCAGATCCTTTTGATGTGCTATTTTCAGCCTCAATAATTCAGCGTCTTTAGTCTTTAGCTCTTTCTCTTTCAGTTCTGCCAGTTCCTGCCATTGCTTTTGATCCGCAAGTTTCTTTTCTTCTTCTGTTTTGCGTTGTTTTTCAATCTCATCTAACTGCAATTGAAGTTTGGTCGCTTTTTCGTTCACTTCTTTGAAGCGGTCATAAGCAATAACCTTTGGTTCCTGCTCTATGAGCTTTGTCTCTTTGGTTGATTCGGGTGGATTATCTCCGCCTTTGTCTGGATCATCATCAAAGTAAAAGCCGTTGTTAAGTTTCAAACTCGTCATCATTTATCCTTTCGTTTTTAACGTGCTACGAGTCCACGAGATAAACAAAAAAGCCCGTTCTCTCTTTCGAGAAAAGCGGGCTAATTTCTTTTTCTATTTTCGCACTGCCTTTTCAGGCGGGGCGATGATTAGAGTGATTAGACTGCTAATTTAATGCAAGCCCACGCGGGGATTGCTGTAATATTCAGTTACTGAATTATACCATATTTATTCTCTCCATGAATCATAAATTTCCAGTTGTGGAATAAAACCATTAAATTTATTCGGTGATCTGATAATCATCACATCACCAATCGCAAGTATATCCTCGATCTTTTCGACATCAACAAACCATTTGCCGTCAACTCTTTTTGCTCCCTTATATGGTTTTTTGTTGTCGTCTTTAATCGATGTCCTCGAAATTTCAAATTTCATAGTGCCTCTCTATCCAACGGCATATCATCAACAACGCCTGTCTGACTATCATCATAAATTCTTTCATGTCTTTTTCGTTCATCGCCTGCTCGTTGAACTTGCTGGCCATATCCGCTCTCTCTGGCCAGTCTCTTCTCTGGCCTGCAATTCAGCCTGTGCCGCGTCTATCATCTCCTGGGTGGTGATGCCTTTTTCTTCCATCTTTTCAGTGTATAAACTCATGGCCGTGCGGCAATTCCAGTGGAACGGAGGCGAGTCCAGTTTATCTGCAAAACGCGGCGTACCATCCAAGATAAATGGTTTTTCCAGCGGTTGTATCTGTCCATGTACCCTCAGACAGCAGTCGGTTGTCACCTGGTCGATGGCTGCTATGGCCTGTTTCATGTACACCGTGCGGGTTACTGTCTGTGTGTTTTTAAACAGGATACGCGTTGCCAATATGGCCGATGTCCAGCTGGTCGCTTTCGCCCATGTACTCGCTGATGCACTGGCCACCCGCAAAACCGATGCCCGCCCGTCTGCTATAGTGGTTGATAACAGCCTGTCAACAACCGCTTCAATCGGCGTATCAGCCACCGCCAGGCGGGTTAAATTTAGCTCCAGATTTTGAGATAGTTCGGCTATCCATTTCGGCGGTTGTAATATCGTGCCCTCATACGCCTGTTTGCGCTCTGTGTAGGTGTTGAGATTCAACTGCTGAACAGTCGGCAGGTGCGGAATTTCCACCCTGCGCAAATTACCAAGTTGCTGATTCATGTACCATAGCACATGCTCGTCAATTTTCTGTGATACCTCATAACTGATGTTGGTGACGCGCGACTCAACGTTATACAGCTCTGATTTTATAGGCTGGATGGTTGTCATGCGCACTTTATCGCGGTACAGGATATCTAATGCAATCCGTCTGAAATCACGCAAAACTTTTTGCACCGATGCCAGATATAACTGGTCAAGTCGGCGCATTTTGCCGATAAACTGCATAGACGGGCGAATTTCAGGCATTCGCTCCCTCGATGATGGTCGCGTTCTGCAGCTGCTCCAGTTCCAGCTCCATCATCTGAATTTTTATTAACTGCTCTGGATCAGACGGTAGGATTTCGCGCTGATCATCAAATCGCAGTTCCTCATCATCAAGTACAGCGATTTCTGACAACCCCATAGTAGCAGCTGCTCGTCCTGCCATACGCAGTGCCTGAGTAAGTCCCCGGTCATAATTCGGACGAGTGCGTTTGACCTTAAGAACCAGTTCCATCAATTGCAACTCTAAGGTTGCTGTTGCAATCTGATCCTTTCGTCTCAGATCGTCAAATGCCAATTCAGGTAGTGATGCGGTGACATTCGCCGCGATCTCTTTTATAAACTCAAGCACACCATCAATGTCAATACCTGGCACAAGCGGTTTAGCGTCTGCTCCATGTGGAAAAAACCATATCACCTCGCCGGAGTGTTCAAGATCAGACGGTTCAGCGCCAAATATCGCCCATTGTGCATCTGCGTTTTTCTTGATGATATCTGCCAAGTACGAAGCAATCTCGTTTACCTCGTTCAGCAAGTCAATCGACTTCTGAAATGTACACTCGCCAAGCGGTTTACCTGTTTCAATATGCCTCACTTCCACATAAGGCACAAAACCAAGTTCATTTTTATATTCCGGCTCGCGCTCATCAAAACTATATGGCTGGCCGTCTTTGAATGTTCTGATTAGTTCAGGCGTGATGACCTCTGCATACTCGTAATCTTCACCCACATTGTCTGTACGCCGTTCAATCCATAATGCCATTTGTACATCGGGCGTGTATATGCTCCCGTCAATCAACATGTATAACATAGGATCAACAGGCTGAACAATGACCATACGTTCATTTCGCATGTCCGAAACACGCAACCCACTCACGCCATACTGTGCGCCATAATGCACAAACAGCACGCCGTCCGTGTCCCAGTTAGACCAGTCAAAAACAGTGTCCATCGCCTTTTTCCATAGCTCGGCTTTTGGCTCGTCCGGTGGTAGTCCCCAGCCACCTGGTATGATGCCAGCGTCCACATCCACAGCGCGGGATAGTGGCAGATATAGTGGTTTGATGCCCTTGTATAGGCGCGGCGCAAGCCAGTCTAATTGTTTTCGTGTCTGGCTATAAACTGACCCGTCATAGTAGCTCGCCCGCCTGCTAAGTTCAGCAACGCGGTTATGCCATTGTTTCTCATACTGTTTGAATTCGTCAAGTTTGAATATACTGCTCATGTTATGCTCCTTCCAAAAGGCGCTCTATCTCTGCGTCTGTGCGCGCCGGTTGTGCCTGTTCTATGTGTTTACTCGGCGGTTTGTACCAGTCAATTTTTGATGATTTCATCCCGAATCCCTTGCGTTTTAGGTAGCCGATGATGTACCGTTCACCGTCCATGAAGTGATATTTTTCTTTGTCCTCTATGGTCTCTGTCGGTTCTCCGCTCGAATTCAGTTTGCGCGAGTAGGTGTGTTTTTCGTCAAGATAACCAGCCAAGTCATCAAACACGATAATTTCGTTTTTCTTGTGTGCCTCATAAACACGATCAATGCCGACCTCGACCTCTTTGATGTCCGGTTTTCTGACAGGTAAGCCAGCTGCTTTAAATTCGTCTCGCCATTGCCCTTCCGATTGCGACCCACCCACGCAAAATGGAATCATCGGTTCGCCCTTGAGTAATGCGCGCGCATGTTCAGCTGCTGTCATGCCGCCCTGTTTGTAAGCGCGGTAAAGATAAAGTTTTTTTGTTTTCGGCTCTTCTGCGTAAAACACACCTGCCGTATTCACCCCGCCAAAGTCCAGCCCTAAATATCGTTGCCATCCATCCGATAAATTGAAACGCGGGCAGGTATGCAGTGGATCCACGAAGCAGTCATATATCAGTCCAGCCGGTTTTTCAAACTCGCCGTCATAAAACATCTTGAATTTCCAGAGCGGTAATTTATCACGCATACGCTCATACTCTTCACGCGGAAATGACGGGTTCATGATGCTCTTAAACTGGATCACATCGAAGTCTGGATCACCAGCGTGGAATCTGTCATACACCTCTGTTTTCAGCCAGCCCATGTTATAGGGAGTGGTCGTTCCCAGCACGCGCCCCATTGACAGCGATAAACGCCTCTGCACCGCTTCCCACGCGTCCAGCTCAAAATCTGGATGACCGCACTCATCCAACCAGGCCGCTTTTGCCGATGACGATTCTAATCCACCGGCTGCATTTGCCGACCTCAAAATAATGCGTGTGTTTTTGTGTTTAAAAACCCTATCAACTATGGCATACTCCCAGCCGAAAAGCTGTTCAAACACAGCCCGCATTTCAGGCAGCATTTTCAGCTTGAACAGGTCATAGTTTGCGGAAATGGCCAGATAGTCACCATCTCCACAACGCTCAATTTCACGCCATAACCACCAGGGTCCAAACGTGGTTTTGCCAGACTGCGTACCAGAGATGATAAAAACAAACCGCGCGAAGCTATCCCATGCTTTAGTTTGTCCAGCATGGTCGCCAAAATCAACACGTACGCGGTTATCAATCCTCTGATACAGTTCCGTCATGTTTCACGACCTCGATGATCTCAATCGGCTTGCCATCTTCGCCGGTATGTTCCAATGCCTGCTTTGCTTTTCCAAGTTCCCACTCGATGATTTCGGATGCGGCGGATTGTCGGACCTTTTCATCCGTGCTATCCAATCCGGCTATCTTTACAGCTATAGCACGGGCAAGAGCAGATTTTCGCATCTGTTTTGCTGATTCAACTATATCTAATGCCAGCAGTTTGACAGCTTCGTCAATCACAGACCCCCAGTTATATGCAGTTTTTGCAGGTATTCCCAACGATTCGGCAGCGTCTTTTTTACTGGAATGTTCCTGCATGGCTACAACCAGGCGCAATTGGTCTTTAGTTAAATTACTAAAAACTTCCTGAAAATTCCTAAAATCACCCTGATCTTTAGTATTTACTTCCACCGCTCGCCTGTGTTGCCTTTAGCTCACTCTGCACCATGCTTGCTACATGCTTTAGTGCGTCCAGTTCCGCTTTTATCTCTGCATACCTTCCGCTTACCTGCACAAATTCGGCCTTTAATTCCAATAACCGCCCTGCTATCATCAATAGCAAATCCTGCTTCGCCCCATAATCAAGTGCGACTATTTCGTTGGGTGTAAGATCTAATAACTCGTTCATTGCGGCCATTCATACTCCATCAGCCCATCAAGCGCGAGTTTACTCATCCACCAGCCAGCCTCGGCTTCCATGCCCAACTGCTCAATATAGGTTGTCTCGTGCCATTCACAGTAAACCACTGTCCTCTCCATCATCCTCTCATAGCCCCAGCGCACCACGCCATCACAGCGCATATCCACGCGGTAAAGCGGGTCGATGGTATAGACAGGCAGGTCAAGCTCACTCAAACCAGCTCCGTGTATTTCGTTCCCGCTGATACGTAACCCTCGAAGTTGTCCAGCCCAACATGCCACAGTCCGTTAACTGGTTCTGGTTCTAACAGTTTCAACTTCACACCCTTACCGACTGCGACACCATCACCGCTGTAAAACTCCGGTCTGTTTCGGAAAAATAGCCAATTCACCTTGACGCGCACATATCGCTGTACGGGTGGGGGCGGTTCGGATGGCTCACCTGCAATCACACCTGACCACTCAAAAAAGTCAAGCTCTGATCCGTTCCAGTAATTCATGTCGATGGCTTTTGATTTCACACCATAGGTCGCTCCTAAACTGTTCTCATCCGCGCTGTACTGGTGGATCAGGTAATCAGTCCAGCTGTCTTTTGGCAGTGTAGGCTTTTTATCGGGGCTGTAGGTGTAATGCGCAACCCATAGATTAGTTCTGCGTCCAAGTTCCTGCTTATAGTTGTTTGTGTTGGCATAGCCATTGAAATGACTGGCTCTTGTGTAGAATAGAAGTTTTTTACGAATTGCGGGCGCATCATTGCCAATATGTTTTATCCATAGCGGTTCGGTGAAGTTCAACCAGTAGATGAACAAAGCCAGCCCCAAGCCGGACGTTTCTACATCAATGGCAGGTGGTAAGTCGCCCCAATCGCCACTGTGAAGAAAAGCATAGTTTTCCAATAGCGCGCTGGTGGTGTTGGATGGATACGGCACCCAATATGTGCCAAATGGGATACCGGCTTCCCTTGCGCCTCGTCTGTTCTGCTCAAAACGCGCGTCTTTATTCCAGCCAACGCCCACGCGGATATACAAAAACTGGCAGCCAGCGGCTTTCATCCGATGAAAGTCTATCGGCTCGTGCTGGTATGTTGAAATATCGTTACCGAGTATCATAGTTTATATGGGGCGGCGGGCTGATGAGGGCAGCCAAGCCGCCCCCACGATAAGCCGCTATTTTCTCGCTTTGTTAAGATTAAATTGCTCAAGTATTGCGGCTTCAATCGCAGCATCAATCAGGGCAAGGTCAATTTCATAACCCCTGTCCCGTAAAAACTGCTGTGCAACATCAAGCGCGTATGCCTTCCTGTTTTCGATTAATTCGCCAAGTTTTGCCTGCTCAGCTGCATAGACAGCTTTGGTTGCAGCCATATCCAAAACCCACGCCCATTCTTCGCCAACAGCCTGACGCGCTTTAGCCCATCCCTCTTTGATTTTCGCGATCAGCCAGGCTGCGACCATCGAAGCCAAAACAGGCGCAATCGCCAAAAGCACGCCCTCCGCAAACACGCTTACAAATTCCGCCAATTCCTTCACGTTTCACCTCTTCTTATATAAGTTGTTAAAAAAAACCGCCAGCATCTGCGCTGGCGATTCTTCACCGTCCTAACGACTAAAAAGTCAAAATCGTTTTTCCGATTATACCATGTTTTGGCATCTCACACCCCGAAAAAGATAGTAGAACATAAATAGAACGTATTGTTAACGTTATGTTAACGTTTTCTAAAACGCTTGACATATGTATATCAGCATGCTATACTGAAAATAAAAACAGGAGAGATGAGATGGAAAGAAAAGTTTACAAACCAACTGAGAAACAAGAACAAAAGTGGGAAAAATTCTCCGGTATCACAATGCCATCGGACGATGAAATCAAAAAAATGGCTGGGCGAAAACCCTGGGGATTAGTCAAGAGAAACATGGTTTTAGCTCGAATGACCCAGACCAGAGAGTATCAGATGGGTATCTGGCAGGGGCGGCTCGACAAACTATGCGGGTTGGATTACTCAGAGGAACGCAACGAAAACACCTATAACATGGGATACTACAGAGGATATAGCAACTTCGATAGTGACTGGCGCGGTTTGGATGATGGTTCAAAAAATCGCTTACACGAACAGGCGGAGGTATAACATGAAACTGACACACGATGCAACTTGTGAGGTTTGCCAAAACACCATCCAGGCTGGCGATGATGTCTTAGAGAGATACGATTATGACTGGGACGATCCGGACGAGGATGCACAGGGTAGTATATCAACTGCATTTTATCGCCATGCCGATATAGAGATATGTAAAAAAAATATTGATCTAAATCGTCTCGCAGAAAAAATTAGCGCGATGCGCGAGGAAGACATTTTTAGAAAGGCAGATCAATGAAAAAATTAATTTCCCTTAGAATTTCAGCCCTCACCGAATCCCAGCTCTCAGAGCTAACATCCAAACTGGGGATGACGCAAACGAATGTGGTTACTATGGCTGTAAACGATTTTTATGACAGGATGGAGGATAAAATGAAAACAGTATTATCTCAGGCTCACTATGATATCATAGACTGGATCGGCTCAGATAAAGAGACGATTGAAAATCTGACAGACGACCAGGCACGCGATATGCTAAAGTGGCTAAAAGAAAACGAGATTAACATGGAACGCAAAGAGGATATTGAAAAAGTTTACCTGTATCTCAGCAATCTGTAAAATCACCCCCTTTCTTACACCCCGCCTGACCAGCGGGGTTTTATTTTTTCATCTTCATCGTCTCTTTCTTTTCTACCAGCACAATTTTATGATCCGCAATTTTAATTAACACCTCGCCATAACCCGCCGTTAATACGTCGCGTATAGCCCGCAGGATTTCAGGCGATATATCTGACAGATAATCAGCGCGGGTTTCGGTCATACCATCCACCACCATCTAAACTTTTTCAACCATTCAAATTCATCCTGCGTGTACGGGTCATGCCCTCGTTTGTTGTGGGTGTTACCGTTGTAGAACACCCACTTATCCCACTCATTCTGTGGCTCTCGCCAGTCATCATGGTAGGTTCTAAAAATATAGCTTGATTCCATGACATGCGCCATAGTGGATTCGATCCTGTGGCAGTAGTTATGTACCATCTCTTTCAGCCCACGATTGTAGTTAAATCCCATGACAATAACAGGTTTTATCGGCATTTCAAGCGGTGGACTGTTCAGCCAGTATGCGTTTCTGCCAATCATGCGCGATTCATAGAATCCGAAATACGACCCACCGAATAGCCATATTTCATCATATCCCTGCACAATCACGCGCCGATAGTCAATAATTGCCAGCTGACCGTTTGCGCCTTTGATTGCTTTTCGAGGGTCTCTCTGCACCTCTTCATAAAGCTCGGGGGTGTATTGCCTGTCTGCATCAAGGATAGGAAAAACGCCGTGATAGTGTATGCGCTTCACGTCATAGGTTTTGCCATACTTCCTCAAAACCTGCATGTACTGTGTCATGAGGTTGATAGGCTCGTCAGCCCATAGGTGTTCAATGGGTTTATAAAGCTCGACCAGAACAGATTTCGGTCTTTTATGAAACCAGCGGCGGATTATGTCATAGGCTCTCATATATGTCCTCCTGTGTCATTGTCTGGCCTGTTGACTATACAGCGTGCTTCACTTGGCAAATGGGAATAAGTGCATCCGATTGAAAAATTCAATGTGAAGATGTAATTATTCGTCATTTCAACTTCTTACTGTCATAACATAGGTGTAGTTTCAAAAAACACCACGCCTCATAAGCACCACAGAAATCGAATGTAAAAAAGTGTTTCATCATTATTTTCAACGTCCCCATTATATGCGACCAGTCGCCTCTGTCAAAATTTAAAATTCTTTTTAGCATTTCACCTCTTTCATAACCTGTTCGTGTAGCATTGGGATGATTCCAACTAACACCCTAAGCTTATCGAATAGGCTCTCTTTTGGGTATTCTGCCTCGCGCATTTTCATTAGTGTTTTTATCGCCCGAATTTTCATTTTCCATGTTGCATACTCCCAATGCAACATGGTCATAACAAACTCTGGTTCCATGTTTGCAGTACCATCTTCATAAATTTCAACTCCTACCACAGCCATCTTTCACCTCTTTCATAGCCTGAGTGTGGCATTTTTGCAGCCTCATAATTTCTTTACCTATCCATGTCAATACAGCCCACCGTTCAAGAGAATATCTACCACTAAAACTGTATGTTGCATTATCAAACTCATCTCCCACAAAGGATATCGTAATGTAGTATCCATTAATGTCGTAACGGTGTTCTGTTTTTTTTCAAGCTTCTCAATATTTAATTTACTCATCTCTCACTTCTTTCATTAATCGCATATGATTGTCATAATCGTTTTGGTAACCACAAGTACACTCCACATCAGGGTCATTCTTTCGCCAACGCTTACATTTTGTAGAGTGCGCTCTTATTTCATAAGGACTGCTGAGCCAATTATTAAGGTTTTCCACATCCTCTATCAGCAGTTCAATCTTTTTACGGGCATCCAACAATTCCCGAGCCATGCTTTCAACATCATCCTTAGTCGCATATACCTCCGTATTTATAGACAATTGTCTCAAAAAATCGTCGCTTAATTTTTTATTCATCATTCGCCTCCAGGTATTTAAATAGCTTTTCGGTTTGCCATTCTCTCTCCGCCTCCCTCGCCGCAGCCCACGCAATGACCTCTTGTGTGTTCATTTATCCTCCAATTCTGGAAAATACTTTCTAAAAATTGCCAGTGTACGCAACAGTCCATTTCTGTAACTTGCATCGGTATTCCAAATTTCTGTCTCTATGGCAGATTTACATTCATGCAAACGGCGCAGTAAAGCATCAATATATTTTTGCTGTGCCCCTGCTACCTCTTCAAGTGTCTTTATGCGGTTCTCCAAAACATCAACAGTATTGCAAACAGATGCACATTTAAGACGCTCATCATTAGTAACCTCTACCATCTCGCGACTGCCACACTCGGGCAGATATAAACGCCTTTCATAGTGTCATGCCATTCACCGCATACAGGGCATTGTGTCATTTCTTTCTCCCGAACCACCACGCAAACAGTCCAGCAAATGCCATCCCTACCATGACGATATAGGCAACGCCTAAAGCTATCTGTTCAGTCGTCATAGTACACCGCCATACAGCAACACATCAGCGGCATCATGCTGATAATCAATAAAATCATTTCAAACATCTTTTACCTCTTCTATCATCCTCAACGCCCAGCCGCTCTGTACCATGTCGCTGGTGAATAAAAGTATCTTGTAACCGTTAGCCACTGCCAGATCCACTTTCTCACAGTCCCGCCGTATGCCAGATGATGACGTATGAGACGGCTTATATTGATATACTCCGCCCTGTACTTCGATAAGCAGGTTGCCGATGCGGAAGTCATAGCGATAACGCCGTCCAGGAATAGCCTTGTACTCACGCTCATAGGCTATTCCTGAAACGTCTAACTGATAGGCAAGTTCATCCTCAAGTTTCACAGAAAACTCACATCCTCCGCGTCCACCTCTGAAGCGTCATCCTTACCGCGTCCACCGCCAAACAGTTTAATGTCAGCCACAAACACCTCGAAGCTGGCTTTACCTTCACCCCATACGCGCGGATTACCGTTCTCATGGTTCAGCCGTCCCTCAACATATACCTGTTTGCCTTTTGTGAGGTATTGTTCCAGTGATGTTGCCCGCTTGCCCCATAACGAACATCTGAACCATATTGTTTTTTTGTTCTCACCGTAGCCGTCATCAACAGCGATGCTGAAGTCAGCTACTTCTTTGCCGTCAGCGGTATAGCGCAGTGCCGCGTCTTTTGTCAAGCGTCCTATCAATAAAAGTTTGTTCATTTGTCCTCTCTTTCAGATTACCTATTTCTGCCATTATTTGCCAATACAATTCCGAGTTTGCCGATTATCTCAATCGCGCCTTCTCTGCTCAAACCATTACAGCGTTTCATCAGCGGATTGGTGAGCTTGTTCAAACTTTCTTTCTCACGATATGTCAGCGCGTCATAGGCTATTAATATCGCTTCAGTGTTTACTTCGCTTTCTTTAGACTGCTTGTAATATTTCATTTCTCACCTCCAACGGATACTGCCATTCTCTAAGCGCATATACGGACTGCCTCACGCGGTAAACGAAATCGTCCGGCAAGCCCAGCATGTCACAGTCATACTCGAAACCGTCTGATAATATGTAGGCTATCGCTTCAGCCTGTTCGTCTCTCGTGACCCACTTCCTGCCAGTCAGCCTGTCGGCGTTCACCATGATGTTGGACCACCTGCGTTTATGCGCGTAATCAATAGCCTGGTTTATCATTTCGCACATCAGACGGCGGTAAGGTAGGTCTGTCTCTGATACCTCGATGAAGAAGTTATGACCGTTCATTTTTCGCCATCCTTGCGATTTTCTCTCTCGCCTGTTGCACCTGTTCGGCGCTGATCGGTTCGCGCTTTTTGCCGTAGCGTTGATAGTCTTCCATGACTGCCTGTGCGTTTGACTGAAATCCAATCCGTTTATAATCGTCTGCCACTTTCTGCCACACTTCACGCGGATGGATGACATCACCGTACCAGTCCATTTTCAGCGACTGGTATCTATTCCACAACTCCGCCGATGCCACATCACGCGCCTGGTAGCAGTGTGCCAACATCTCGGCGATACGCGGAAAGTAGATCTCCGTCTCGATGATTTTCTCGACTGCTTTGTCAATGACTATCGGCGGGAACGGTGATAACTTCTCATAGACCAGTTCCATAAAGTCCTTCATGTCGTCTGGATCAGGGCGGAATGCGGTAAACGCTTTCGATAACCTCATGATCGCTTTTTGAATTTCTTGTTTAGTTGCCATTTAATGCCTCCTGTTCTGCCATCGCTTTTAGTGTTTGATATGCTGATGGGTTGCCTTTCTGTTTTTTAGGTGGTGCATCAGTCCAATTTTCAGCTGCTGTGTCAATCGCCCTTAATGCCTTCCACATGCTGTTAATGGTTGGGTCGCGTTCTTTAAGCCAGGTTGCTATTTTTAGAAGTTTTGTGTCATCATGTTGTCGCTGTAAATCCTGTAAATACTCCAAGTCTTTACCACCCATTAATGGAATTTGCAGGGTTTGAGAGAATTCAGAATAAAAATTCTGGCACGGTTCTTGCTGATTAACATCAGGAACAGGAACAGGTATAGGGTCAGGAACAGGAACAGGGTACTGTGGGTTAAGTACTGTGTCTTCGTACGAACGCTTATCTAAACTTTCGTACGAACAATCGGAATCATCACTCATGCCACCTGTCTCGTCCCAGTTTTCTACAATGTATTTACCGTTTTCGCGCGTTCTGACTTTATCTGTCCAGTTTTCTGGTGGTGGATACTTTGAACGTGAAGCCCAGCGCGGATTCTGATTCTCCCACCACCTTAATAATTGAATATATTTTTTGTTGTTTATGGAATAACGCATTATTTTTCCACTTGATTCAAAAATAGATAGTCCGGTTTCTATTTTGTCAATTTGAATGTCGTCATATGGAAATAATTCGGCTCTTATCAAAATAGGGTTGTCAAGCAATCGCCCTTGATCGTCAGCACAACTGCTGAACAACCCAATCCATAAACAACGCTGAAAAAAATCCAAATCACCAACAAATTCATCCTTCCATGTCGATGATGAAATCATGCGCCTATTCGCCATTAGTAGCCTCCAAGTGCTCAATATATTTCAGCGTTGAATTTTCCCAATGAGAATAAGAGTTAGCTTGTTGTGCGATAAAAATCAAATCGTCTGTATCGGCACCGGCACGATATGCTTTTTCAAGAATATTCATAACTTGCCAATGGTTGTAATATCTGCTTTTGTATTTGACTATATTGGCCGCCTTGTACAATTCAGATAGATATGGTTTTTCCCTTATTCTTTTTCGGTTTCTACAAATTTTTTCGATATACTCATAAGTCTTTGCAACCGATTCGGATGTTATCTTTCCGTCTTTTGATTCCAAATATTGATTGGCAGAAATTCTTAACGATTCAAGAACTTCTGGAAGCCCATATTTTGTAATGATTTTTTTTATGGATTCATGGCCATTTTCGTTTATGCTATAACTGGGAATCAATTCTCTGAACAATTTACAAACCACTTCAACCTGTTCTGTGTCAAGATCAACAAGCCCAGATTGCCACTCATACATCATTTCAATTTGTTCTCGGCGCTCTTGAAGTTCGTCTAATTGTTTTTTTCTTTTAGCAATTACTGTGTCATCATCAAGCAGCCTGTCTTTCTTTCCCTGATTACATGGAACACATGACGTAATCAGGTTTGTTATGTCATTATCTCCGCCCTTACTAATTGGCATGATATGATCAACCTGTAAAATCACATCTGGGGCAGACTTTCCGCAATATTGACAAGTAAAACTGTCTCGTTTAAAAACCTCAAACCGCGTCTTTTTTGATAGGGGCTTTCTTTCAGTCATCTCATCACCTTAAATACATAAACCCGCCCGTCAAATTTGCTTGATGTTTGATGAGAACACGCACGCGTCTGACGGACGGGTCTATGTAAGCAAATATAAAAAACATCGTGCGGGTTCTCATCAAGGCTAAGTATATCATAGTTTTTCATGATTGCTTTTCCGTTTCGCTTTTTTTGCCCAAATAAATAAATTGATCATGAATTAACATAGGCAGAGATTTCTCCCATTTATCCATGTCATACCCAGCGTCAATCTTCTTCGTCCACGCCATACACCGCCCGAACCATGAGGATAAATAGCCGTGATTGCTGTGGCAGTCTGGACATAACAGCTGTAAGTTCTCAATATCATCCAGCCCCTTGATGCGCTTGTCACGGGTATATACAGCGTGATGCACATGATAGGGTGGTATTGATTTCCAGCAGTTCGCGCAGGTGTTATGCTGTTCTTTCAGCAGGCGGGTGATGGTGGCGGGGGTGATGGTCATGACAGTTTTCCAAATTTCAGAAAATTAATTAGTGTTTCTTTTGTAACAAATTGTCCGTTAATATTTATTTTTCCGTCATCTGGTGATGTTTTTTCGAATGTTATTACGTACATACCACGATACATAGGATCGCTTTTTGCAACACTATCCAGCTTTTTAAATATTTCTTTTTGGTAAAACTTGACACTACCGTTGTATCTTTTTTCTTCAAGAATCATCCATTCGCCTGTTTTATAGTTTTTCCAAACATAATCAATATTTGTTGTTACATAACCAAGAGAACTATCTATCTCTTGTTGATCGCGCAACCACAGTCCAAACTCTGTGGAGTGGTTATCTCGTCTTTTCTGCGTCATCCAGTCTTTTCTTGGTGATATTTACATTCTGAATATCTATGTCTATTCCATCAAATAAACATCCATGCTTTAATGCTCCTACGCCGGTTGTTCCTGCACCACAGAAAGGGTCTAATATAGATTGACCAGGTAAACATAATTGTTTTATGATGGATAACATTCCGCTGGTTGATTGTCCCCATTTGTGAAAATCCTTGTCATTTTCATCACTCTTAAATACATCTCCAAATGTTTTACCTTCATAATTGTTAGTCGAGTAAATTAACAGTGGTTTCCAGTTTGTGTTAACTTTTACCTGCCATAAATTAGTTGATTGTCCAGGTGTTAGATAACAGGCAGTCCAGTAATATTTCAGATGTTTATCAATCATTTCATAAATCTGATTTAGATAAGACTGTCCACACATTGCAATTAATAACCCGCCTGGTTTTAGCCACTCCTTTGTGCGCCTTGCTAAAACTTCATAAAGATATAAATATTCTTTCGGATATGGTGGATCGGTGATAATAAAATCATATTGTTTTGGTGCTTGCCAATCTTGGATGTCTGCTTGCCAAACATTCCACAACAAAGACGGTATAACATCCTCACCCTTTTCTGCTAATTCTTCACGTTGTTTTTTTCTTTCGTGATTTTTGGCAAGTTTTTGTAATCCAGCAGCACTGATTTCATATCCTTTCGCAAGAGATTCATCAATCCATTCATTAAATTTATCTTCAGGTACTTTTGATTCAAGTTGCCATCGACTTGATTCGATTTTTGTTATTCCTTCTGGTATTCTTCCATTGGTATCATCTTGTGACCATTGTGGATTACCCACATGAACATTCTTATCCAGCCAATCGCCCGCCTTACGTTCTGCCTTAAGTTGAAATATCTTTGCCTTTTGTGCCGCCTCTTTAAATCCTTGTGCATTTGCCAATACTTCATAGGCGGCAGCAGTATCACGAAGTACAAGCATTTCGTGAATATCATTGGCGCGCTCAAGCGCCATCTCAGCCTTGCTGATTTCGACTATCGCATTAGTTTCTTGATTCATCCTTTCACCACAAATAACTGATGTTTATGCTGGTAAACCGTCTGCGGCTCGCTGCCGTATTTCTTCTTGAATTCCGTTGTCAGTTCCTCTAACGGCTCACCGTAGAATGGCGGTTCATACAGCACCATCTCCACGTTAGACGGCAGGTCGTTATGTGATTTCAGTTCTATGATTTCCATGACTACCTCGCACGAATTGCCACAGATGGCGCGCCCTCTTTGCGGAATTTAGCCAATTCAGGCATGACAGCCAGCACACCATCCAGCCCTTTGGTGTCCCATGAGATACGCCCTTTATTGAATACCGCCATAAGGTGATCGCCCTTGATGGTCTCGCCAGCCTGGATTACATCGGTTTTGATTTCCTGTTCAAGCGCGGTTGTCTTTTCGCTGACCGCCTGATATTCGGGTGTAAATTCAGCGTCAATTTCTGCCAACTGCTGCTTGATTTCATCGGTTAGGACGCTGTCAATCAACGCCTGTTTTTTAATATTCAGCGCATCCACCGCGCTCTTTAGTTCTGCTAACTGATTTAACTTTTCAATTATGTTCATGTCATACCTCCATATATCTATAAATGTCTTCTGCAATTTCTAAAATTTGTTTTGTTTCAACAAATTGAAACTTCATTCCGCAGTCGCAAGTATGGGCGTTTTTAGCCAGGTAATCAGAAGCGGCATATTTTGCCGTGAAATTAAGTTGATGGCCACAATTCGGACAATGTCCTGGAATAAAATCAAATACCGCTATCATTTATGCCTCCTATAAAATGCTTGATAGTTTGTAAAAACTGAATACCAAATCCTTAGCCTTGCGGATCATGGATTGATCTTCAATCAGATCCACCATTTCCATTAGCAATTCGGCTGTTAACTTAGACTGCTTGAACCAGTCCTCAAACCATTCCTGTTTATCATGTTCACAAATACTTAAATCTTTGCGCGTTTGCTGTAATTCTCTTAATCCCAACCTACAGTGATGTGCACATTCTTTATCTTTATCGTCAAAACCATGAAGCCATTCAATAAGTAGTTCAATTCCTTCATCATGTAACATTTCATCACCTCATATTTTTAGTGGGGGCGGCAAAACCCTGTCGGGTAAAATCCGCCCCCGTAAGGAGAGTTATTACCCGCTTGCACGGGCTTCCTGAATAACTTTTATTGCGTTGATCTTGTGTACTATTCCTTCCTGTTCTGCTGGCTCTGCTTTGCTGTACTTCTTTGCCAGTCCCGCCAGGTGTCCTTTTAGTTCATCGTCTGTGAGATCGCCGTAGCGTTTACCGTCTGATTCACCGATGATGTTCTCTGCTTCTTCCAGATTGATACCAGTCGGCGCTGGTTTTGGTTTAGGTTTTGGCTTTTCTTCAACTACCACCGCATCAACGGGTTCATTTCCGTTATCCGCTTGCCCCATTTCATCAATGGTATAAAGACCAGATAACTCTTGTGGGAATGCTTTTCTTAATGCCAGTGATTCGGCACATTTGGCTAACATCAAGGCTGACATTTTCTCCCACATTGGAGTAAGTCCACCGTCTTTTTTCTTTTGTGCATACTGCATCCATGTTGCCACCGCCCACAATGGCTCTTTGAAATCCTTGCGGAGAACGGCGCATTTGGCAGCTGCGGGCGGTTGATCAGATAACCAAACCTCTTTCCACTCACCATCTGGACCGCACCAATAAGGTCCTAACTGTCCGGCGTATTTATCGGTACGCTCTGCCACCAGTCGGAATCCATCAATGGATACCTGGATGCTCATTACCTCGCGCCCCTCTCTACTGTCCCATCGTTTCAGCGCATAAATCTGACGACTGAACGGGTCTAACCCTGTGCGCTGTGCTTGCATGATAAAAAGTTGCAGCTCGTCATCGGTTGCACCTTTTGCAATCGTGCGCTTTATCAGCGCGACTTGCTCGTTGTTGAACTCATTGACTTTGATAATTTCATTACTCATTTTTTCCTCCATTACTTGTTTATTATTTCAAGAGACAATTCGTCTATGATTTGTTTATGGCTCACCTCTGGGAAAAATACGTCAAATTCTGCATCACAGAACAGGCACGAATACGTCCTGACAATTCCGCCCTTTACGGTTTTGTCAGCAATGCACTCTCCATGATGACAGCATTCGGGGCAGTTCATCGCCCATCTGTCGGTGTTATAGTTACGCATTCAAACCTCCTCGCGATAACCACAGTTCGGGCATTCCAAATACTCGCCGCCAGATTCCTCAACCTCGCCGCCAAAGCTCATGTGATAGTTGTCGCGCCAGACCATCGGCGTACTGCATTTGGGGCAGGCGGCTTTCTTTATGCCTTCCTGATTACCAACCGCGATAATCTTTTTTTCCATTTCATCCTCCTGATGATTTACGATTACCGGCGCGCTAATTCTTCTTCGATGGTGATAACACCGTTCTCAATCTTTCCGATAACTGGAACTTCAACCGTTCTCATGCCACGTTCCAGCAGTAACACAACCTCACGCTGGATAGTCCGGTGATTGAACTCCGCCCTGTTTTTTAGTTCTGCATGTAACTCGTCTGTCAAATTGATATGGATCTTTTTCATGTTGCCTCCGCGTTTATGCTGATTATATACTTTTTGAGTACAGATGTCAAGCGATAAGAATATCAATTTTGTAATAAGAAGTTGTGACAATTACGGACTGTATTATCTAAAAATCAGCCCTGTTTTTTTAGAGACGGGGCGATTGATGTATCAGTTTGAGAGATATATAACGGCTGATATGTAACAAAAACGGCTTTTTGTTGACATGTTAAAAAAGATGTCAACAAATAAAAAGACCCCCGACATTGCAGCTTGCTGTTTCCAGCAGAGGCTTCGGGGGTACTTTTTGACTGGCAATCGCGGTCAGTCGAAACTTTAGGCTACTCCAGTCATAATTGGCGTGCCAGGATTTGCACCTGGACGGTTGCGATTGCACCGAAACGCCATTCCGTCAGTCTTTCGGCTCACACTGCACACCAGCTCTGTCGAAGCAGATTTATCATCTTGCTAATCAGATTCTACCATATTTGAGAACCAATACTTGTGTATCATCGGCTTTTCAGTCGGCACTTGTTCGACTGTACCCACGCCGTTACACATCCAGCATGTGTATAAAACCTGCTGCTTCTGTGGATCAACGCCGTTATGACGGGGTGCTTGTCCTTCGCCTTTACATATAGGACAAACTACTGTCATTCTTTATCCAGCGCCTTGTGAAGTTTCTGGTAAATCATGGGCGCTTTATCTTCACCTCTGAATACAAACTTTTGACCGCCTATGACAAGTTCCAAGATATTTTTCCCTTCTTGCCAGATGAAGTAACTCATCTTGGCCACGTCAAACCCGAACCATTTTCCATCGTACATAAATTCAATCATGTTTCACCTCTTATAGTTTTTTCATTCGTTCCCAGTCAATATGTTCATCAAGTACCCATAAGTACCCGTTCCTCACAATTGCCGCCCCCAGCTTGTGAGCATCTCTTGTTTGTGTTCTTTGAGCAGCATATGCCAGTCGTTCTTCATCCACCGTGTGACCAATTTGTACTGCATGATAACGCCCTGAAATGTCAAAATCTTTTCTCAGCGCGTGGCTGTGTCCCATAAGCACATGGCAACTATATTTTGCCGCTAATTTTTCAGCCGCATATTTCGCGGCTGACTTTGGATGTTCTATCCTATATCGCTCACCGTTGCTGTCTAAGTGGCAGAAATAATACGGTGCGATTTTCCATTTACCTTCATTCAATTTCATAAGGTTTAGTAGTTCAGACGGTTCAACCGGCGATTCAATCGCCCTCAGCAGTCGCCCTTCATGGTTACCCAAAACCCACGTAAAGCTGTCAAAACAATCATCAAGAACCTTTAGAACCTTACGGGCATGATGCATTTCGCCTGAAAATCCGTGTTCTTCATTTGCACTGCCTATTTCAACTATTTTCTCCATGAGTTTAGCTTGATGTGTTTTCGGTAATGTCATGGCTAAGTCCATCAATGCTCGCTCATCTTTTTCAGACAATCCGCCGTTTGGCTTGACTGCCCAATTCGGCTGCCACCCTGAAAGACTGTCAAAATGAAGCAGATCACCCGCACTGATCATTTGCCTGATACCCCACTTATTAGCCAGGTCGATACATCTGTTCATAAATTCAGCATGATGAAAAGGTATTTCACAATCTGGCAATATCAGCGCATCACCCTCAACTACAGGTGGTTCGTCATAGCGCGGATAAGGTGATTCTGGTATATGATGCATTGCTGTTTCCTGTCCTTGTGATAGGTAATAATGTGTCTTTACGGTGCCTTCAGCCAATCCCACCTCTCTTGCAATCTCTTTGAATTTCCAGCCCGCTTGTCGCAGATTAACGATTTTATGTTTCAGCGGCGCATTGATATGTTTTTGCCCTGTTATGTTCATATAATCAGATTATCAAAATCCGCAATTGTTCGCCAGTTAGATTAACTTGATGCCTGCCATGATCAGCTGTATGACAACCGCTGTCACCACTGCCAATGTCAGCCTGTCAATTTTGTCGTTTGTCTTTTCCAATTCACTCAACCTCTTTTCATGATCTTTGACAGTCGCGCATAACCCGTCATCGCCGTCTGGACCTAAAAGTAACACGTGATGCTGATGTGCCTTTGGGTCAAGCTTGTTGTCATGTAGCCTAAGATGGTCATCTAATACTGCCATTACCTTAGGTGCTGTTGTGCGTGGTGCTGCCATAGTCCCTCTTATCTACTCACTTTTAATACGCTTATATCCGCCTCAACCTTTGTGACTTTCTGTTCTAACGCCTTTATGCGCTCTTCAAGCGGATTCGGTATATCTGGTTCCTCAACAGGCACATACTTCACCACCTTGCCATTGACATAAGAGTCCCATGTAGTTGTATCATCTGGTACATCCACCCATGTCAACGGTGGTGCAACAGGAAATTCCTTTTTTTCTATCTGACAAATTCTTTCACCGTGTATTAGTGCTTTCATCCTGCCTCCGTGTATTCCCAAACTATCACGAGTCCAGCTGTTCCGTCTCCACCAGCCAGGTTGGTTGTACTGTCAGCCGAACATGCACCACCACCACCCGACCCATAACCCGAACCGTTTTTACCAGCTCCTTCAGAGGTTCTTTGCGCACCACCTGCACCATAGATTGAGTTTCCTCCACCTCCAGATACAAGACCAGAAGTAGCGTTAACAGCCAGATTCGCTCCAACCGCTCCAATACCGCCAGCGGCGTTTATATCTCCACCAGAACCGACGCCGGACGCGCCACATGACCCTCCTCGTCTCGGTACAGTGCTGAATGACGCCTGTCCTGTTCCACCACTGCCACCAGTTGCTGAACAATGCGATCCAAAGCTGCTCGTGCCACCAGATGAACCGTTGTTGTTCCCTGCCGCGCCTTTATTTCCCTTAGCTCCAACTGTGACTGTTTCGGTTGAGCCTAAGTTGTCCGCCCCGATGAATTTTTTACTATATCCACCAGGTCCACCACCACCCGCCACGGCTGTTTTTGCTGATTCTGCCGTAACTCCTCCCCCACCACCACCAGCTGCCAGAATCTCAACGATGACATGATGCAGTCCTGCTGGTTTTGTCCAGGTGTCGTTTGCGGTATAAATTTCTATATTTGACAAATAAATTTTTGGCCTGTCCTCTGGTATCCATGTTGATGTACCGCTGTTATAGACTAATGCGTTTCCATCAGCCACCCCCGTTGTATCCACGTCTCCCAAATCGTCAATGTCCTGTACTACCTCAACGCCTAATTCGGTTTGTGCCCAGTTGCCATCTGTATCGTAGGTGATGATGTCACCAACTACATACGCTGTGCCCTCTATCGTCCCTGCCACGTTGATAATGTAATAGTCTCCAATGGACGGATCTTCTGGATAGGCTTCAGTACTGGCATCCCAAACGCCTTTATATGTCAGTGTTCCACTGATATTTAAACTGAGTGCAATTTTTATCCACTCGTCACCGTCATAGACAATCAAATCGCCAACTGCATAGGTTGTGCCTGATATCGTCCCTGCTACACTAATGATATACAAATCGCCTGCGTATGGACTGGCGGGATAGGCTTCTGTGCTCGCATCGTGGTCTCCCTGTAAGTTAATCCCACCTGATAATTGGCTCAGTGATTCAATTGCGGCTTGCAGCTCGTTAATATCGGCTGCCATAACGTCATCAACGTTGTCAGTTTTTCTATCAAATGTAAATGTCATTTTTTAACTCCTTATAACAGCCCATATAGCCACATGATGCTGCCTGTTGTGAAATCGGTTATCGAATAAACTGAATCCTGCGTCCTGCCCGTTATAGTTACTACCGCATAAGACAACGACCAAATCGATACGCCTTTTTCAATGTCAATTTTGTCTGTTGTCGTTCCCCGTTTACATGCGTTTATCATATCTGCCGTCTTTCTGTTACTGCCGGCATAATCGTAAATCGTTAAGAATCCGTTTGCCCATAAATTGCTGTGCGCAAGCGTCGGTGTCCAACCTACGGTTAAGTTTGTACCGCTTGGAATATGTACTACTTCCCCAGCATCGTCAGCCCTTAAGATGGTCATGTCATAAGCACCGCCGCCCGTTCCCCCAAATTCGTTAAATTTTATATGAATTGGTATGTATTCGTTAGACGGTGAATTATGTTTCAAATGCCAGTAAAGCCTTAAGTGGCGGTAGGTTTGCGGTATGTCTAAAAATCTGAATTGCGCGGCTGATGGTAATGTGATTTTTTCTATCAGCTCAAAACTGCCTGCCAACGCCGAAATCGCGCTCCAATGTGCTGCTTCGTTGTCAGACCAGTATGTGTTGGCATGGGCTGCATCTATGACCTGGCTGGTCGTGTAGGTTGGTATGGCTGTTCTACTCATTTTATCCCGTATAGTGTGGCTTGTGCGCCGACCATAAAATTTGTTGTATATAGCCCATAAAGCTTTATTTTTGTTATGGCCGATGAACTGCGCCAATAATTGGCTACATAGACAATGTACATATCGCCTGATGTTATGCCTTTTTTCGAGCTGGTCTCGGCTAAAATCACTTTGTTGCCGGTTGTGCCTGCATAGTTTATAAAATGTAAAACCGAGTAGCCATGTAGTGTTAATGTTACTTTCGCAGCTGGATACCAGCCAATAAAACCACGTGTCTGTCCTATCTGGTCGCTGTCCGCCGGACTTGTACCAGTCCCGTAAATGCGTTGATGGTCATAGTTGCTGCCTGTGTCGCCGTTTATCAGCAAGCAAATAAATTCATCATAATCGTTTCTCAACGTTCGCCCACTGACGTACATCTCCAGATGCGAATAGTCCTGCGAGATGTTCGTAAATTCAATTACGCCTTGCGCCGTTAGCGTTTTTCTCTGAATCAGCTCATAGTCCTGCGGAATGTCATTAATCAGTGACCAGTGGGCAGCCTCGTTATCGCGCCAGTAGGTGTTGCCGTGCGCGGCTGTGATGATCTGGTTAGTTGTGTAGGCTGGGATTGCGCCTCTACTCATCATAACCTCCCGAAAAGCGAGCAAACCGAACCTGTTAAAAAGGTATTCGTGCCCTGCACAAATAGCAAGATGCTGGTTATAGCCGCAACACTGCGCCAATGCAAGCTGTACATATAAATCGATGCGGTATCCAGATGGGATACATGCGTGACAATAGCCGATTTTTGATAACCTCTGCGATAGTTGGGTATAAAAATTCTCACACCACTGAATTTTTTAGCCGTTGCACTGTTGCCAGTTATCACGCCCAAAAGATTAGAGGTTTTTCCTACCTCGTAATCGGCTGTTACTGTGGTCGGTGATGAAATCATACTTTGATGATCATAATTTGTCCCTGTATCACCATTAAACCTCATTCTTAAATTTGTCGATGCTACAGATGCGGCGGCTCTAACGCTCATAACAAGTTCTAAACTTGTAAATGTCTGGGGTATTCCTGTGAAATTAAACACTCCATCGGTTGATCGTTCGATTACTTCTATCAATTCACATTCATAGCTCATGTTACTGATAAGTGACCAATGCGCCGCTTCATTATCCTTTAGATAAGTATTGGCATGGGCAGCGGTTACCAGCTGATTGATGGTGTATGAGGGTATTTCAGTTCTTGCCATTTATCGCCTTGTTTTGTTTTCTGAGGTCGGCTATTGTTTCATCGGGTGTCCAGCATCTTGACAACACACCCTGTTCATCCCTGATTTTCGGTTGTGCGTTTACCAGTCGGTCAAGTTCGTTCGCGCCGCTTTTTATCTCAACGGGTCTTTTTAATAATTCGGCTTCGATTGACTTGCGCAGTTGTTCATTTGGAAATTTGACTTTACGCGGTTTGCCTCTGTTCTTGTGGTTGCCGCATGAGAAGCAGTAGAATATCGGTTCGTCCGGATCAACGTCCTCAGCGCCGTTGCAGTCGGGACATCTGGCTATCCACCTGCCCCAGTTGATCTCTGCCACCACCTCACCAGTCGGCTCGCCTTCCATCGGTGTGTCTATCAACCTGCCTTTTTTTAGGCATAAATTTTGTATGTATTCTGACACGGTCTTGAAACCAGCCCGTTTCGCGTAATCTTTAGCAGTGATTATTTTGTCCATTAGAATCCCATGTATGTATCTACGCCCAGCTCACTAACGCCGATTTCCCAATATGATTCAACGGTTGGCACATAAATCGGAAATAGTTTTATCTCCGTCAAAACACTCTGCCCGTTTTGTGTCAAAAACTTGTGCTTTATTCCACCCACCAGAAAACCAGCGTCTATGCCCCAGGTGCTCAAATTGACATTTACCTTATCCATCACATCCAGGCCAAATTGGATATCTGGTCTATCCTGCACAAACACGGTTGGAAAATAGCGCGGTTCGCCTAAAAAGTCGATTAGATATTCAGACAGATCAAGCGCGATGTTATAGTCCTGCGTCCACGGCATACTTAGCTCCATGACACGCGGAAACGTTGCCGCCTCGTCATTTTCTTTTATGATGATGGTTGTGTCCGATTCGATTATCGGTTTGCCGCGCAATTTCATCAAAATCATATAAGCCGCAAAACCTGAATTATTCTCAATTTCGATATCAGCCGAATCAGAATATTCCGTGACTGTCACGTCAAATCCGTTTGTGCGATCCAGTCCGCTCCCATTCTCCAGCTCGTTGAAACTGTAATCGGTAAACGCCTCACACAGTACGTCCTGTACAGGCACATTGCGGTTGTCAACTGTATAGATGGCTCTAAGGTTCAGCGTGTCACCGTTGGCTATTAAAACCGTTTCGCGGTACTGCCATACATTCTGCGTGTCCTCAAGTTCACGCGGTACGTACTCAATCTTAACCACGTTGCGCTGAAACTCCCACGGTTGCGGGATGATCACGTCTTTTAATAGGTGTTCTTCATGGATGACTAAAACCGCGTCATTAAATCGCTGTCGTGCGCGGTATTTCAACACGCCGTCATTAGCCACGTAAACATGACCGATACCCGAATTAGCCACTTCCTCAATTTCTGCTTTTGCGCGTTTGCCTGTCGTCCACCAGTAGTTAATCAGATCCGTTGCACTGTCCAGCTCATAGCCATACGGATAACCGACTGCATCCGCGATCAGTCCGATGGCATCATCGGCGTAAACGTCCTCTTGCATCTCGATGGTTACATCGTTATCAGCCAGCCAGCGCCAACCGTCCTCAATGATTAAATCGACTTCCTCGTGGTAGCCTATCGGCTTGATATCCTGCAGGATGCCGTATATGATGATATAGTCAGTTCCACCGCTGCCATCTCTCACCCATAACCTGACATATTTACCTGGTGAGAGATAACCGTAAAGCGGGGAGCTGGCATTATAGGGATCATAGCGTCCGTCATAGTTATCGACTGTGATAATGGTTGTGCCTATTTTTTTAGGCTCGAAACTGCGCCCATCGGCTGAAATGTAGTAATCATCACCACGTTCAACCTGACATCGTATCATCCTGGTTGCTTCGTTGTGCGCCCATACGCCCTCACCCTCCCAGTCAATTTGCAGTCCATACAGCAGGTTGGTGATTTCTGATTCACCATAAACTTCCTGCGAGTAGGAAAAAGTACCGTATCGCGCCATTATGTTGCCCTCGCCAAAATCTGCCTCACGCCTGCCTCGATGTAGGGCATTAACTCACGCTCTGCATAAGAGCGGTCTGCTAAATTGACGGGAGTGTTGATGTTTACGGTTAGATTGAGTGCACCACCTGCACGGTTGCGCGGTGTAACTGTCACCCGCTCGCCTGGCTCAAGTCCGAGTGTGTATGGTCTGTCCCCTGACCCGCTGCCCGGAACAATGAATGAACCGCCGTCAGCAAAACCACCTGATGAACCACCAGTTGCATTTAATATTGCCCCACTTACGATATTACCCAAGCTAACACCAGATAAAACATTATACATATCAGACAACGCCTGCAAAGCCCACTTCAAATCATCTATAGCCTTCTTTACGTCATTAACTGCATTAGTAACATTGTCAACAAATGATGTTATGCTTGCATAAGAATCTGGCCCGAACGCCAAATCAACAGCGTCTTTTATATTTCCTGCCAACAGATAGGTGACTATCCCAGTTAATCCACTCGGTGGATCGGCTGTACCTATCACCAGTTCAAGCCAGCCCATGAACTTGTCAACGCTGGCCTGTCCTTCAGGGGAGCTGATCCAGTTGTTAAGTCCTGCTAAAACCGAGGAGAAAAGCGGCAGCAGCCTTAATCCGATTTCCTCTTTTAAATTTCCAATCGTTGTCTGGAATGTGGCCATTGCCTGAGCCGCTGATCCAGCTACTTCCGGCATATCGGCGGTGTTTTGCTGTAGTTTTTCCATGACCACGTTCATCATGCCGGCTTGAAGTTCAGCTTTAGACAATTCATCAGCCTGTTTACCGAACATCTCCGCTGCCCGTTCGGTTGCCATTGAGAGGTCAACCTGGATGCCTAAGTTATCTAAAATCATGGGTGACATGCGCCCCACACCTTTGACCAGGCTATCCATCATAAAGGACATATCCTGTCCGGTTGCCGCACTGACTTTTGAGAGATATTTCATTGCGTCCGGCAGCTGCTCTGCAAAATCCTTACTGACTAATTGCGCGGCCTGATTGAATGACATCATCAGGTCTGAATTTTTTACCATGCCGTAGGAGCTTTCTTTCAATGCCTCCAGCATTTTCTTAGACCCGCCCTCCATAGATTCCGTCAATCCATCGAAGGCATTTTTTATACCCTCAATTGGCGCGGCATCTTTGGCCAAGTTAAACGCGGCTACACCTATGGCAGCACCAGCAGCTGCAACAGCAGCCCCACCAAGCGCGGCAACTTTTCCAAGTTTGCCTAAAGCTCCACTTATGCCGCTGATCTCTTTTGATGCTTTATCAACGGCCTGTATGATGATCTGGATTTCGTTTTTCTTAGCCATTTTTAGTAGCCTTGTTCATGTTTTTCACATACGCCCAGTATCTGAACCACCATTCAGCAGTACATTCTGCTTCAACCTGCCAGGGCGGGATCCCAAAGTCTCGCGCCATTTCAATAATCGCTGCCCATAAAGGCAGGTTATATTTTTTTATTCCTCTGGCGCAGTATTCGATGGCTCGTTCATCGTCTGCGCTGTAGTAGGGTTTTCTTCCTCTGGTTTTCCGCTTACTAAACTGATCAGCTCGTAAATCTGCTCTTCTGATGCGTCATAAAGCGCCTCACGCGCTTCATCACGGTCTTTGGGCTCTTTGACATATTGCAGTAAAAACTCAACCATCTTATCCACCATCTCGGGTGATGGTTTTACAGTCTGCATCTGTCTGAATTCCAAAATGATCTTAGACCGTCTCAGAAAACCTGGATCGCTTCTACTCGGCGGGCTGAATACGATTTCCATTAGCTAACACTCCCGTCTAAATCATCCGTCTCATTTACCACGATGATTTTTCCCATTGTTGAGATTGTGCTGTTATAGCGCCCGTTCAGCGTGAAATTCATTACTGAACTGCCATCATCGTTTTCAATCGGCGGGATGGCTGCGTACTTTCCAGCCAGGTCAATGATGATGGTTTTATAGGTATAGGAAGTACCCGCGCTGGTCAATGCTGACCCCTGACATAATATGCGCGCCAGCCGTGCTGTTTGCGCCCGCGCTTTGGTTATCTCCGCGTCTGCTGAACTGTCATGCTCAACCATCAGCGATAGACTAAACTCCGGTTTAGTCTGTTTGAGGTATGAGTAGTACAGGTTGCCGTCTGCTGTTGCACGCGCCTTGAATCCGGTATTGATGTTCAGCGTAAAGCCCAACAGGTAATTTTCAACCTGCGTTGCACCGAACCCGTCACCGGCATCATCCAGATAAAACTTGCATTTCTGGAATAGTGCTTCTTCAACAGTCGGGATGGTTAATGCTGCTGTGAAAGTGGTATCATCGACTTGCCTTCCAAAAATATTGGCTGTAAATTTCAATGGCTCTTTGGCTCTGCCTGAGATGGTAAAACTCTCCACAAAACAGCCCGCCAAAACTGATGCCTGCTCATCATCCCCGCCCTCAAACGTGTATGTTTTTGGGGTTAATTGCGCCGTTGTCGGTAGGTTGTAGGTCCAGATATAACCCGACCCGGCTCCATCCTGTGCGCTGGATACCGTCCTGATGCCCATTTCGAGTATGTGAAGTATCTGCTCGAAAGTGACATTGTTTTCAGGGATTGCGATTGCACCGGCTGTGAACGGGATGGTTGTTCTATCTGGATCAACCAGCAGTCCCACGTTCTCCGGTACAAACTGGATTTCGCGCTGGTCGTCTAAAAATGCACCCTCTACACGCAGGATATCGGCTGCATCAACCTCTGTTCCCAGCGTACTCTCTCTGCCAAACTGGATTTTACTTAGTGGTATTACACCGCTCATTTTTCACGTCCTTTCTAATAAAAAAACCGTTGCCTTTATAGATAATTCTTTTAGTTGTCATAGACTACCATCCTGACCGGTATGACCTCATGCCGATATTCCTCACCAGCGACCAGCACGTTGTCAACCGTAGTCCGTCCGTCAATTTCAATAAACGACCAGTTAACCGTGCTGCGATTGTCTGATATGGTTTCGCGGATGGTTTTTTCCAACAGGTCAAGGCGGTCTTCAACATGCGCTTCCGTCCAGTTTGCATCGTTTTTCTGTGCAAATACGGTGAAAGTGTGGATGTTGAAATAAAAGTTATTTTCCTTGCGTGTTGAGGTTGTGCGTTGATCCTCTTCGGTGCTGTCGCTGGCGACGATTACCACCGGTGACTGGCTATCAAAATCACCGACCAGATAACCATATATTGCCTGTGCCGGTTTACCCGTTCCCACCAGTGCGGTTGTCAGTAAACTGACCAGCGCATCGCGTCCTGTTTCCCTGTTTGCTGTTGCCATTACATTGCCTTTTCTACCCGTGCTATGACTATCTCACTTGCCCTACCGCCATATTCATCAACCGTACGGTCATAAAACGCATGAGATCCACCACGCCGATTCTCATAGAATCCGTACACAGATGGCATTTGCCCGCGCGGATTAACAGCCGATGGGTCTATGTAAACTCGCCCAATCAGTCCTTTCATCTCAACCCGATGACTGGCTCGCAGTCCACCGCCTAAAATCGGCCATACGTGCGTTATCTGGACGGCGTACCTGTGCGCGGCAAGTGTGGCCTCTTTGATGCCCTCGCCCAGTTCGCCGGATGGCTTCAACGCGGCTAATCGTTTCAGGTTGTCGGCCTGTGCTTCCTGCAATCCGGTAATACTCAATCCTGTTTCAGGCATGTTGTAAATCCTCTATGATGACGTGCACAAATCCGGTATCATCCGCGATAAACGTCTCTCTTAACCTGACAGGCGATTCCAACGCCAACCGTTCAATCACATCCGTTGAGACTGGATCAAGCGGCGTGCATTTCAGCCCTGATAATTTAGCAACCGGCATACCACGTTTACCACTTGTTAAGGTTGCCCGTTTAGTGGATGCGGTCACATTGGCCATGCGCTTAAAGCCCTCTGTGTGAAAGTGGGTTTTAGGCCACAGTTCAACAGCCTTAACCGGATGTTCTTCACTATCCACGATGAAGATGTCGCCTTCTTTGATGTCGATCACAGTTGGTAATCCTCACGTTCTGGACGTGTCAATTTACGCACCACCACGCGCCCACTCGATCCTTGCGCTCCGCCGGTGGTCTCTCTTAACGCTTTGCTGATCTGTGACAGGCTCTCGGCTCTTTGCCCGACCCTGACATCAACCTCAAGCGCGTAATCCAGTGATAACTGTTTCAGCATTTCACGCTCGATAAAATCCAGCGCGGTTTGCAGGTTTTCTGCGTCCAAATATCTGACATCCACCTGTCCAGTCTCTGGGTTGATTGCGCCAACTGCTCGCAGTCCAGCATCTATGGCATAGGTGTAATCGCCTTCGGTTTTTGCTCCACTTGAGGCCGTTGACAGACTTCTGTCATCAGCGATCCGGCCAAGTTTCTCATCTATGCGCGTGGCTATGGCCGCTCTTGTCATGGGGATAAACCATATCCACACATCATCAATGAGCACATCACCAGTCGCGCTGTTGTTGATGATTTTCAGCGTGTAGGTTGTGCCGGTTGCCAGTCCAGCAGTTATGTCGTTATCCGTCCACGTGTCAGCCGTGCCGGTCAAGTTTTGCGTTTTTACGGTGTTACCGCTGCCGTCCTGAATGATTAACTGGCACTGTGTACCCGATAAAGCCGCACCGATTGCCTTGACTGCCACATGCAGGGAGTATGACCGAACGCGTGGTACTGAAAAAGTGGCTGATATGTAACCGCCTGCGGTATCAAGCACCGCCACGCCGTAATGATCATCACCATCACCAGCCGAATATTTAGCATTTACAGCCGTCCAGTTTGACAGGTTCTGCAAAAACCTCCCGTTTGTGAGAAGGTTGCGCTCGCTCATCACTCAGCCTTTTTTGGTTTTTCAACTTTTGGCGGTTCTGGCAGTTCCTGCTCATCCGGTGGCTCAGAAGTCCATTTCGGACAGATGGGTTTATCCCAAATCTGGTTAAATTTCGCCTCTTGCAGCTTGGCGATTTCCTCTTTGGTTGCCAGCCTGAATCCTGGCTCTTTCAGCCGGTTTTTCGCATGTTCACGGGTTACGTTATGGATCGCTCCAGCAGGGTTTACAATCCAGTATGTTTTTTCGTCTTCCATTACAATTTTCCTTTCTCAGCTTGTTCTAATAACAGCTTTCCAACACTCTCAAGATAATCAAATTTGATTTTCGACATCTGTTTTAGTTTTTCGCCCCAGTACAAAATACCCAGTCCAAAACTATGTTTAAATTCATCCGTTTTATAAATTTGTTTCAGTTCGATCCATAACTTATGCACACCATAACCCTCACGGTGTGTCTCAATGTCATGAAAGAGAACAACCGCATCTTTAGCCAGTTTTGGCTGCCA